GGCCAAGGGCGAGCAAATGACGATCTTCATCCCGCCACTCTAGCCCAATCCTCCACCCGCCCCAAGGCTGTTATCGGCGTTCAGAAGACAGCCCGATCAGATCGCGAGTGACCGGCGCGGTGCGTGCCCCGATCGCGACATTTCGCCTCCGTGATGCTATTCGGAAGGCTATGAAGATATCGCTCCTGACGCCAGTCTATGGCTCGCCCCGCACCGGCTATGTCCGCAGCCTCACCGACTTGGTGCTTCACACGGCAATGGAGCGTCCCGAGATCGAGCTTCGTTACCGCTTGGCCGAAGGTCATCTCGCCCAGAACCGCAACGCCCTCGCCGCCGCTGCGGTCGAGTGGGGCTCGCAGTTCAGCCTCTGCATCGACGCCGACATGACCTTCCCGGCCGACGCCCTGCTTCGGCTTCTCGATCGCCGTGCGGTCGTCGTCGGCGCCAATTACCCGACACGTGCCCACCCGCCGATCCCGACCGCCGATCGCGAAGGCCGTCCGATTTACACGGCTCCCGGCAGCAGCGGTCTCGAGGAAGCCGACCATATGGGCCTCGGCTTCGTCCTGCTCGAAACGCGATTGTTCGCTGAGGTCGGCGATCCCTGCTTCCGCTCGGATCCAGAGGCCAAAGGCTGGCCCGGCGAAGATGTCGACTTCTTCCGCCGGGTCCGCGCGCTGGGCGTGCCGCTTTACATCGACCATGACGTTTCACAGCATGTCGGCCACGTCAGCGAGCACATCTACACCAACGCCATCGCCGCCCATTTCGGCCAGGCCGCTGCCCGTCCCAAGGCGGTCATCGGGAGCTAGCGATACAGCGCCATGCGCTTACGCCTTCGGCCGGCCGACAGCGAGAGCCATTAGAGACACGCCGCTCCCCTCTGTGGTAGCTTTCCGGCATGAAGGTCGCGATCTGCACGCCGGTTCATGGCGATCCGAAGATCCAGTACACACGGTCGCTCGCCGCGCTCCTGATCCACACCGCCCGGCAATTGCCGGACCTGGAGCTCCGAACGGTGATGGCGCAGGGCCATTTGCTCGATGCGCGCAACGCGGTGGCGAATGAGGCGCTGGATTGGGGCGCCGATCATCTGCTGTGGATCGACGCCGACACCCAGTTTCCCGCGCATGGCCTGGTGTCGCTGCTCTCGCATGGCCTGTCGGTGGTCGGCTGCAACTGCCCGACGCGAACCCATCCCCCGGGCCCCACGACCTTCGTGCAGCAGCCGGGAGGCTATGCCGCCGTCTTGACGACGCCGGAGATCGCCAGGGCGCGGCCTTTGCAGGAGGTCAGCCATATGGGCCTCGCCTTCTGCCTGATCTCCGCCGCCGCCCTCTCGAAGCTCGGCACGCCGGTCTTTGCCGCAAAGCCCGGCCACAAAGCCGGCCTCGGCGAAGACGAATATCTGTTCGAACGGCTCCGCGCCGCCGGCGAGAAGGTGTTCATCGACCACATCGTCTCGCTCGAAATCGCCCATGTCGGCGACTTTGCCTTCAGCAACCAGATCGCCGCCCATTTCGCGACCCAGGCCGCCACCCGCCCCAAGACCGTTATCGGCAATTAGGAGATGATCGCCCGATCGGTCACGCGGCGCCAGTTCGTGCCGTCCGAAAAGGCGAGGACGGCACCTCCGCTTTCATTGGAGATGTACGCGGTAGCGCCCGCTCCCGAGGTGGAGGCGGAAGGCACGCCCGCGACCGTGAAGCTGCCCGGACGAACGTAGCTGCTCAGGATCAAGGCCCCATCTCGGCCGAGGCTGGCGATGATGCTTGACGAGAAGGTCGTGTAGAAATTCAGGCAATCCTGAACGGCGCCCAAGCCGCCGGCCGCGATGTAGACGAACATAGCGTCCACTCCGTTCGCGCGCGCGATGCGGATGCCGTTGGTGTTGGTGTCACTTGCCTGCTGCACGTCGAGCTTGGCTGCGGCGGCACCTGTCCCGAGCCCTAGGCCGGTGCCATTCATCCTGGCGTAGATCGTCCCGCCCCCGGCCGAACGCCATTGATGCGTGGTGTTATCGTAATAGGTCGTTGGGTCACTCAAATTGCCGATGTAGAAGGCGGGCTGAATCGGCGAGTAGATGATGTGATAGGAGCCGCTGGCCGCGGCGACGGGATTGCCGTTCAGATAGAATGAGCCGCCGGTCGTGCCGATGTTGCCCGCCGCGCTGAGATAGCCGGTGCCGGTGATGTTGCCGGTGACCGCCATGCTGCTGCCGGTGAAGCGGGCCACGTTGGCGCCGTTCACGCCGATCGTGATGGTGCCGCCGGCGATCGTGTTCAGCCAGATCTGGTTGGACGTGCCGTCGCGCACGATGGTCAGCTCGCCGACCATGGCGCCGAGCTCGAGCAGGCGCAGCCCGGTCTTGTTGCCCGAGCCGATCGCGGTGTCGCTGAGGTTGGCGTTCAGATATTTGGTCGCGCCCGAGGTGCCGGCGTTCAACAGCATCGCGCCGCTCAGCGTCAGGAGGCCGCTGCCGAACTGGGCCACGGTGACGCCGTTCACATCGAAGCGATGCGACGCCGCGTCGAACACCATCGCCAGATAGGCGGAGCCCGGCAGATTATAGGCGGTGAGATTCCCGCCGCCGCCGGCAAAGCCGAGATGAACGCCGCTGCCGGAGAAGCTGAAGCCCGTGGAGGACAGGCCGTTCGAAAATGTCTCGGTGACTCCGCTCCACGTGTTCGCGCCGTCGAGCAGCGGCACCTTGGCTCCGGACGTGCCCGTGTCCTTGAGCGCAGCGGTGCCGAGCCCGAGATTGGTGCGCGCGGCGGCCGTTCTCGCGAGATCGGAGAGATTGTTCGCGGCGGCAAGCTTCTCGCCGTCGAGCTCGTTCAGCGCGGCCTGGACTTTCGTGGCGGCGATGTTGCCGGCGGGGCTGTTGGCGACCGCTGCCGCGTTCAGCGCCTGCCAGCTCTTGTCGCCGCGCCAATATTGGGCATTGCTGCCCGCCGCGATCAGGGGCTGCGGCTCGATCCAGTGCGTCCCGTCCGACCAGGTGATGGTGAGCCGGGTCGCGTTCCAGGCCAGCCCTTGCCCGAACTCGGCCGCGGCGGGCAGCTCCGCGTCCGCATAATCCTTGAGCCTGAGCGGCGCCGGCCAGATGTCGCCGAGCGCCGCGCGGATCGAGCTCAGCACCTGCTTCAGCCATGACGGCGCCGCGGTCGGCTCGAAGAAGCTGCGCATCCTCCTCAGCCCGCGCGGATGTCGAAGCCGGCGGGCGCGGCCGGTTCGGAAGCAGGCGGCGCCACGCCGCGCCGGCGGCTCTCGCGCCGCAGCTTCAGCAGAGCCTCGCGCGCCTCGTCATTGGCGAGCGCGAGCCCGTCCGTGTCGCGCAGCGGCCCCCGGCAGAGGATCTTCTTCGCCTCGCCGAGGATCAGCCGGAAGCCGTCCACGGTCCAGGCGTTGGACGAGGCCGGCACGCCGAGCTCGGCGATCCCGTAGATTGCGAGCGGATAGGCGGCGTTCGGAACGGGCCAGAGATGGATCGCGCCGGCCTCCTCGGCCCAGCGCGCGGGTGGCCCGGCGGCAGGCGCCGCGGCGTTGACGATGCTTTCGATCGCGGCGAGCGGCACCTTGCGCAGCGGCACGCCGAGCCAGGTCACCAGCTGCGCGATCCGCATCCCCGCGGGCAGCGCGACAACCGCCGTGCCGCCCACGGTCGAAACCGTCCCGCTCGCCCGGTTGAACCAGAAGCTCTCGTCGGCATGACGCTCGATCGCGTCCGCGACCGCGTCGATCTTCGCCTGCTCGAGCTCCCCGCCCGCGCCCATGTCGTCGCGATTGGTGTCGAGGATGATGCGCGTATAGAGCTGGGCGAGCGTGGCCATGCGCCTCTCCTTTGAATCGTGCCGGGGTTGGTCAAAAAGGGTGGGGGAGGGTTGCGAGGCCCTCCCCCCCGATCGTCAGTTGTTATGCAGCCGGCAGGCGAGCTGCGGCCGGATCGTCTTGTAGCCGTAGAGCACGTCGAACCGCGCCGGCCAGGTGTCGTCGCTGATGCTGTACTGCCGCACCAGCCGCATCGAGATCCCGTCCAGCACCTCGCGCGCCGCCATGTCGCAGCCCTTCGGCATCACCAAATCCGCCGTCGCGAAGGCGAAGGCTTCCTTCTGATACAGCATGGACGTCGAGACCGCGGTGGAAAGCGTGCCGAGGAAGGCGATCGCGGCGGTGGCCGACGTGCTCGGGATGGTGCAGTTCTGCTTGGCGCCGCCGAGGATGATCGACGGAGAGAAGGCAATCGTGGTGGTGCCGCTCGACTGCGCCGCGGTGCAGACGAACTGCTGCAGGATGCCCGTCGAGACCTTGGTCTCCGGGTGCACCTTGAAGCAATTGGCGATGGTGAACACGTCGCCCTGCACCAGCGCGCCGGAGCCCGACGCCACGGTGATCGAGGCATAGGCCGTGCCATCCGTCGCCAGCGCCGAAGTGCGGGTGTCGGTGGTGTAGGCGGTGTTACCGGCGCCGCGATTGTGGGCCGGCCACAGCGTGTTCTCCACGAAATCGAAGCCCGCCGTCCGGCCCATATAGCCTTCGCGATATTGCTTCGCGATGCTGGAGCTGTCCTGGAACAGGCCCTTGAGGCCGTCGATGAGATCGACGCCTTCCTGGGTCTGGAGGCTTGCGGTGCGGTCGTTGAGCGGGGTGAGGCTGTCCTGCAGGATTTTGCGCCCCGCCAGCACCTTCGACAGGGTGAGCGCCGAGCCGCCGTTCCAGACCGACTGGTAGACGTCCCTGTACATCGACATCGCGTCATATTCGACATTGGCCGCGAGCACGGTCATCGCCGGCTCTAGGATGCGGGACGAGAAATCGTCGAGGCTCAGGGTCAGCTCGGCCGAGGTGAAGGTGAGATCGACGCCCTTCTGGGTCGCGACCTGCAAGGTCACCGAGGATTCGGTCGTGTCCTGCGTCGACAGCGTCCGGCCCGAACGGACCGTATACTGGTTCGGCAGGCGGATCTTGAGCGAATCGCCGATCTTGGCGCCGTTCTTGGCGAAGCTGTCGTCATATTGCCGCTCGATCGAGCCGACGAAGTTCAGCTTCTGGTGGAGGATTCGAAGCGCCTCGCGAGTCACCGAGGTGGGGGTCAGAATCGTATTTGCCATGGTGAAAAATCCATCTGAGGGAGGGCCGGCGCCTCACGGCGCGGGTCCGGTTGAACTTAGCCCTCCCCCTCGATGGGGGAGGGTTGGGTGGGGGTGGGGCCGGGAATTGCACGCCGAGCCAGAGCCGCCCACCGTTCGTCCTGAGCCTGTCGAAGGACCTTTCTTCACTTCCCCAGAGAAAGAGAGGGCTTCGACAAGCTCAGCCCGAACGGGCGGGGCGGTCAGGTGGGATGCAATCCCGGGGCCGAAATTCAGCCCCGCTGCTTGCGGAGCTGGGCGTTGCGGCGGCGCACCCATTCGTCGGGGCTCAGCCGGTCGTCCAGCCCGGCCGCCGGGGCGCCGCGCGCCCTGACGACCGCTGCCGGCTGGACCTGCTGGGCGGCGACGAGATCGTGCACCTTCCGCGCGGTCGCGGAGGCCGAGGAGCCGCTGAAGGCTGCGTGAAGGACCTTCGCGACGCGGGGATCGGCTTCGAGGTCGTCGAGCTCGTCGCGACTGAAGCCGTAGCCCGCGGCAAAGCCGATCAGCCTGGCCTTGAGGTCTTCGGACCATCCGGGGATGTCCTTCGCCAGCGCGGCGCGGCCTGCTTCCATGCGCCTGGCAGTGTCCTGCTGCGCGAGGAAATTCCGCTGCCCGCGCAAATTGGCGAGCTGCCCGAGCGCCTGCTGATGCTGGTCCCGGAGCATATTATATTCGCTGGTCGCGGCCGAGGCCGCGAACGGATCGCTGTCGTGCCACGCCCGCCAGTCGATCTGCTGGAAGCGGGCGAGCTGCTCGCCGAGCGTGGTGGCGCGGCTATAGGCGTCCAGCTCCGCCTGCGAGGTCTGGTGCAGAGCCTGGCGCTCGGCCATCACGGCCCGGCGCTGCTCGGCGACCTCCTGCGTCTTCCTGGTATAATCCGCCTGCATCAGCAGCAGCGGCTTCAGCGCCTTGGGGACGACATATGTCTTGCCGTCATGCTCGATTTCCTCGCCATCCTCGGCAGGATCGAGCGGCTCGCTTTCCTCGTCGGGGCCTTGATCGCCCTGGCCCGCGGGGTCGACTTCCTGCGCGTCGGGGAGGATGGCGTCAGCCTTGCCCTCGCCCTCGACCGGATTGGTCGCATGGTCTTCCGTCATGATCGTCCTTCTCTCGGGAAAAGCCGCGCCTCACGACGCAGCGGTTGAGCCGCTCCGGCAAGCCGGTTGGCGGCAAACTCAAAACACTCCCCCTGGCGGGGGAGGATCCATCTCCCTCCCCCCTTTTGGGGGAGGGGTTGGGGTGGGGGGTGCGCGACGAAGTCGCGCGTGGGCCAACGGCCCGCCTCAGATGGGCGTCGCCTGCAACATTGTCGTTTGGAAGGGCCACGCCCCTCAGGAGCGTGACCCGAAAGCCGTCAGGCCCTTCGAATGAGCCCGATCAGCAGGAGCAGCACCACCGCACCGATCGTGTCGTAGACGATCGTCGTGACCAGCGCGTTGCCGAGGCTGAAGCTGACCCCGAGCCGCGGCAGCAGCCAGCCGGCGAGAAAGGCGCCGACAATGCCGACGACGATATTGCCGAGCAGTCCGAAGCCGTAGCCCCGGACGATCAAGCCGGCCAGCCAGCCGACCACGGCGCCGACGAGGAGCAGGATCAGAAGGGATTGCAGAGTCATTTCGCTCTCCTTGTGACCAGGCGCCCGGAACCCGTGTCGCCTGCGGACTCGGGCATAGCAGGTGGCCGCGGCAAAAGCGTGCGGATTTTGAGACGGACGCGGAACGAGAGCCGCCCCGCCTCGCAAACTCTTCCTCCCCCTTTGCAAACCCTCCCTCCCCCCTTGTGGGGGAGGGGCAGGGGTGGGGGGTGCGCGACCAGGTCGCGCGCGGGCCTTGGCCCGCCTCCTCCCGCGCACCGCGCTTGTAGCCTTCGCTACCGCCCCGTCACCAGCGGCCCCGCCGGCGGCGGCGGGAAGCCGAGCGGCGGAACCGCCGCGCCAGGCGATCCGGTCGTCACCAGCGCATAGATCGAAGTGCCGAGCGAGGAATAGGTGATCACTTCGATCAGCGCGAAGGCCGCGAGGATCGTGCCGAGGCCCCACCACCAGGCGGGGTGGATGCGGCCGCTCCGCCGCAGATCCGCCGCCATCCCGATCAGCGGGAACAGGATCGAGCCGGCGAAGCTGGTCTCCCACGCGAACGGCGTCAGGAGCGGCATCGGCAGCAACCGCCCGAAACCCGGCCCGAGCAGCAGCGCC